TAGTGTTGCCATTCCTCAAATCTCCGAATTAGATAGTAAGTCGTAACGACTTATTTTCAGTATTTATTATAGCATGTGCTGAAACATGCTCTTATGGCAACGGTGTTATTTGGCGATAAATAGTAAAGACTGTCTAAGTTGGTCTAGATTACCAGTGTTTTGGATAACATGATCAAATCTTGAAGTGATCCAATCATATTCAGATGGATGGGCTCCTAAATTAACTAAAAATGCTTCCTTTTCAGCCAAAGTTTTATCTTCCATTGCTAAAAATTCTGCATACCATTTAGGATTTTCTCGTTGTACATGCCATATTTCTCCGTTTAAGTCTTGAATCAATTCAACTTCATTCTTAAAACGAACATCTGTTATGACAATTTGTTTGTTATTTTCAAGTAAATGTTCAACTTTTCGTTCAACACAAGCAAGCCAAATATCTCTATGAAAATGATTACGCATTACGTCTGTTCCAATATATTGTAATGCATATCTAGGTGTGAATTCCTCAATGCCTAATCGTTTACTCCACCAAAGATCTACTTTTTCTCTAAAGTGTCTACTTAAATCTGTATTACCTTCTAACATTGCTCGTGGCCAATTAAAAACTGCACTACAAGCATCTTTTAATGAATCAGCAAAGCTCACGGCAACATAATCCAAATCATCTATTAAGATTTGACCAACTGTATTTTTACCGGATCCAATAAATCCAACTATACCGATTACTTTTGATTTCATATTTCTGGAAATAGACATTCGTGAATAAATTTATGAACAGTCTCTTCACTGTCACAGAAATTTCCCATTACTCGTGGAGTGTGAGGGTTTTGCTTTTGATTATGGCAATACCAATTTTGAGCCTCTGTGTAATTACTTAAAGGCTCATCTGCAAATACTAAATTTTCATTTGTTTGTTCTAACTCAGACATATAGTATGCTAAGTTTTCTTGTGCAAGTTCAACAAAATTTATATAATCTGATTCATTTTTTGTTCTACTAACTGCAATCATACTAGGACTGAATATATTTTGTGCCCATTCTGGTAGCTCTCGTGTACTTGTCCATTCATATGGTTTTACTTTATGGGCAAACCAATTCATCATATAATGTTTGTCATCACCCGCTTTACTAAAGTCATGAAAAGCACCACTAACAATATTTTTACCAGCAATAACATCTACACCAAAAATTGGTGCTGGGTTATATACTTGCGGAAATATACATAAATGAAACATGTACAAATCATCTGTCTGTACTGCATCTAAATGAGCTCTACGATAAAAACTAGATTCAAATACATAATTTCGCCAAGGCCAGTCGTGGTAGTCATCAATTTCTTCACCAGTAAGTTTTAAATGACTGAGTAATGATTCTTCGCATTTAGCAAAGGCATCAAATATTTTTGTTGAACTCATTTCCTATATCTTCAAATAATGCACTAGCAAAATCAAAAACGATTTTTGCTTCATTGGCTACTTCTTCTTGAGGAAACTTATCTAGATAATCTCTAATAGCCTGTTTAAGTTCTTCTGCTGGTGTGTTGAATTTATAATAAAATCCTGTACCAGGTACTTTATCACCAAATATTTGTCCACCGCTTAAATCACCCATATATCTAACATATACATGTCCAGCATGTTGAGCATTAGTTAATCCATTACTAACATGTTCAACATATCGTTGTATACTTGGATATAATTCAAATTCATTTGGTGTGAAAAATTCGATGTCTTGCATTATTGCTTTTGATCGACCAAGGCCTGTAATAGGAACGCCATAGTTCGATTCTAGCACATCATAAGCCGCATATTGATTAACCAAATATTTGTGGTAAACGTCATAATCAACCCTACCAGTTATCATTTGTTTTGCATACCAACTATGCTCTGCTTTTTGATGTTGTTCAAAGGTAAGTTCTTTAAGTGTTTTAGACATAAGAATTTCTTTGAGGTTTGTGTATTAGCCTATTAATACCCCAAGACCTTGATTGCCAGCCGTATATGTTTTGAGTTCTTCTTCTAAGGCTGTCATTTCGGTTTGGGCTTCTGTTTTGATAGCATCACCGTTAAGTGTTGTACCACCTTGTGGACCTGTAATTTGTCCAAATTTTGACCGTGCTTGACCTAACATCAGTTTGGCTTCTGCTAATGCCCATTGTCTTAGCCATGGTCCTGTATAAGTGTCTTTAACCAATATATCATCAGGCATATAGTTGTATACATGTAAGTATACCTCTGTATCACTTTTAATACGTCGATTAATTATAATTGTATGATTGTGCCGTCTATATTGAAATATGTACTCATAACCCAACATCTTACCTAATGACTCTACAAACCCTGAGTATAATTCAAAGGTTAATAGACCACTAGACCTTGCGTGATGTAACATGTACGTATTAAGATATCCTGCTTCAAAAGGTTCGAAGTTTGGACCGGTGTCCATTGACTGACCCGAACTGCGCCTGTAAATATCCCTAACATCGATAACGATATCCGGTAAAACATATTCATTTTGGTTTTCATTTAAATTTAAAACCATAAATGATTCTTCAACCGCAGAATCAGACCGTTGACGGAATTTATCTAAGGCTTTCTGAACACTAAGTTCATAGTGTTCAGGATCAAGCTCTACATCAACCATTCCTCCGCCAAGCATAAGTTCTACTTCTTTTGAAAGCTCTTGACGATTATTAGCCAATTGTTAATTCCTTAGTTGTCGTCTTTTTCTTCTTCTTCGTCCGAATCTTCTTCTTTAAGTTCGTCATCATCTGAATCTTCATCAGATGCTTCATCAACTTGCTCTTCGTCATCTTCTGTAACTTCTTCAGTTTCTTCGGTTACTTCTTCGTCCACTTCTTCAGTTACCTGACGGTCGATCTCAGCATTAACGAGATCCATAACTTGCTCTTTAATACCATCAAGATTGTATTGTGAAGAAAATGTATCAAATGCTTCGGTGACTTCACGTCTAACCTTTACACTTGTATCATCATTTTTCTCATCAAGCAAATCAATATAAGACCTTAAAAGTTCTCCTGACATAATTCAACTCCTAAAATTTATTCTATAATAATACACCCATTATGGATGCGTTATTCTATTTATAAGTTTTTACAATAATCCAATGCTGGTTCATTGCACCATTAAGTTTAATTGCTGTAGTTTTAACCTCATTCTCAAAAAACTTAAGAGCTTTTGCACGTGAAATAAGTACATTTTTCAGTTGCTCTTTGGGTTTTCTAAGTGTTTTTGCTACACTATTAATTTGATTATAGTTAAGAATTTTTTGTCCCTTAACGTCTAATCCTGAGTTATCATCAGCAATATATGCACCCAGTTTCCGTGTCTTTTTGTTATATACAAATGTTATTACTGATCCAACAATGTTTACAGGGCGTTCTGAAACAACATTAACAGTTACATCCTTATCTGCAAACTTCATCTTAGCCGCCTTTTTCTCAGCACTTACTGGCTTCTTTTTACGTGGCTGACGCTTTTGTCTACTCTCACCAATAATCATATCACAAGCATCAATGATGTCTTGTAAAAAGTTTGCATATCCATCAAGTTGTTTTTTGCTATAACATGAATATCCTTCAACAAGATCTTCATCTGTTTTCTTAATAGCACTATTAATTTCAAACAACTCTGCTTCGGTGTCCCTTTTAATGATACGTACATGAGCCTGATTTGCATCAGTCTCTCGCATAATATCCAAACAACTACGTTGTTGCATACCCATTACAAATGCGGTATTCTTTTCGAAGTAGTAATCTTTAAGTACTTCGAATTCAGCCGCAATCTCACCACTTTGTTCTTTTACTCTATCATATATGGAAGGCGCCGCCTGTTTAACTTTTGCTTTTAGATCTTTTGTCTCTTTCTTAGCACTACCAATTACAAGCAAGTCTTTGATGTATTCATTAACATGTTCAATATATCGTTGCTCTAATCCGGCCCCCAATGTAATCATTCGTGCTACCCAACATTTAGTTGGCAAAAATTCTCTATCTGGAACGGCTTTAAGTTTACTAATTTCAGGTTTTTCAAGAGTTAAAATTTGTGAGGCGTAATCAATCAAATACTGTTTGGCAAGTTTTGGCGTACCAGTATAAGCATAATAATTAAGGGCATGTGCCATTTTGCTATGCACATCTGTTTCTTGCACCCCAGCATCTTCCCATTCTGGCTCATAACCAATATGTTGTGCATCAACATCTTCCTGGGTTTTACGCTTTTTCTTCTTAGGTGTTTGCTTTAGTAAGTTGCTTGTTTTTGCTCTAGCCATTATTTCTCCATTGAATGAAATTAATGAATTAACTTAACTTCAACTATTATACTACCTTTGACGAAAGAGTCAACCTTTTTATTGCTTATAAACACGTTGACTGTAATTACATCTTGAACATAATTGGCCTAAGCCTTCAATGTAACCCATTCTAGTGTCTACATGATCGCTTTTTTTAAACCGTGTTACTGCACCGCATACAACACAATCATCGTACTCGTTGGAATCGGTGTCTTCTATAGTAGATTGTTCCATGTAACTTCCTTATGCATCTACATTAAACAGATCCTCGCCCCATTCTCTGTGTCCTTCACGCCAAGCCATATTAGTTTGTGTTTCACGTACTTCTACTCTAAAACACCAAAGTCTTTCTGCTTCACCCGGACCCCACATATCAGGAATGAATACTCCGTTTACATATTTGTATAATTGATCTGCTAAACCTTC